TCAAATTACTTTCTTTAAAGTAGTGTACCGCAGACACACTAACTTCTCTATGGAATCCATTGAACAAACCTTCAATGGGTCTGCTAATTTCAACTCTAAAGTAACTTGCCCTATTTCCAGAAATGGTGATTTGATCCACAAAATATATCTCCAAGCGACTGTAACCGCAAGCACATCTGATGATACTCTCGTATCAGAAATGAATTTTGCTGGTCATACCTTATTAAAATCTGTGGAAGTAGAAATTGGTGGCCAACGTATAGATAAGCATTATTCTGAATGGTTATCTGTATGGAACGAATTGACCCAAACTGTTGGACATTGGGAAGGCTACAAAACTATGACTTCTGTACCTCTCGGGGCGTCCGACACAACAACCACTTTATACGTACCTCTCCAATTCTGGTTCTGCCGCAACCCTGGTTTAGCCTTACCTTTAATCGCTCTCCAATACCATGAAGTCAAGATCAACGTAGAATTCGGAAACTTGACTGGTGATGTAACCGTTCTCGATCCCACGTCGCTGATTCCAGGTACCACAACAACAGTCACAAACACTGTATCTTTAGACTCCGCTTCCTTATGGGTAGATTACATCTACTTAGACACCGATGAACGTAGAAGATTTGCCCAAGTATCCCACGAATACTTGATCGAACAATTGCAATTCACCGGTGATGAACAACCTGACAGCAAAATCAAATTGAACTTCAACCATCCCGTGAAAGAGTTAGTATGGGTAGAATACAATGGTGGTGTACCTCAATCTACTTATTCTACAGCCAAATTACAACTTAATGGCCACGAACGTTTCGCTGAACGTCCTGCCTCTTATTTCCAATTGGTGCAACCTTACCAACACCACGAACGTGTGCCCACAAATGACCCTACTGACGATGTTTCTTCTGTACGCACAATGGGCAATGTCAATGTATATTCTTTCGCCCTCAAACCTGAAGAGCATCAACCATCTGGTACTTGCAATATGTCCAGAATTGATAACGCCACTTTGAACTTGTCTGGTCTTAACCCAACTGGTACAGCTGATGCCGATAAAACCGATGCCATCAAAGTGTTCGCTGTCAATTACAACGTATTAAGAGTGATGTCTGGTATGGGTGGCTTAGCGTACTCTAACTAGACATGCTAGTTGAAGTCGAAAGAATTGTAAAAAAAAGTAAAAAATAAATAAATTAATTAAAATTATAATTACTTATTTTTTTTCTTCATTAAATTTAAATATAAACAATGGGAGGTGGTCTTATGCAATTAGTAGCTTACGGTGCTCAAGATATTTACTTATCTGGCAACCCTCAAATTACTTTTTTCAAAGTAGTATATCGCAGACATACTAACTTTTCTATGGAATCTATCGAACAAACTTTCAATGGTTCCGCTAACTTCAACTCTAAAGTAACTTGCCCCATTTCCAGAAATGGTGATTTGATCCACAAAATATATCTCCAAGCTAAAGTATCCGATACTAATGGTGCTGCTGCTGATGTAGAATGGGCGGGTCATACCTTATTGAAATCTGTAGAAGTAGAAATTGGTGGCCAACGTATAGACAAACAATACTCCGAATGGTTGGATATATGGAACGAGTTATCTCAAACCGCTGGCCATTGGGAAGGCTACAAAACCATGACATCTATTGCTACAGGTGCAACAGAAACCACTTTATACGTACCTCTCCAATTCTGGTTCTGCCGCAACCCCGGCTTAGCTTTACCTTTGATTGCCCTTCAATACCATGAAGTGAAGATCAACGTAGAGTTTGGCACTTTAGTGGGTGTAGATGGTTTGACCGACCCTGCCTTAGCCTCCGCTTCCTTATGGGTAGATTACATCTACTTAGACACTGATGAACGCAGAAGATTTGCTCAAGTGTCCCACGAATACTTAATCGAACAATTACAATTCACCGGTGATGAACAACCTGACAACAAAATTAAACTCAACTTCAACCACCCCGTAAAAGAATTAATATGGGCAGAATACAATGGTGGTGTACCTCAAACCACTTACTCCACTGCCAAATTACAACTCAACGGTCATGAACGTTTTGCGGAACGCCCTGCCTCTTATTTCCAATTGGTACAACCTTACCAACACCACGAACGTGTGCCCACAACCAGTGTAACTACTACCAACGTAAATGATGCTGGTTGGGTGAATGTATATTCTTTCGCCCTCAAACCCGAAGAACATCAACCATCTGGTACCTGCAATATGTCCAGAATTGATAACGCCACTTTGAGCTTATCTGGTCTTAACCCAACTGGTACAGATGATGCCGATAAAACCGATGCCATCAAAGTGTTCGCCGTCAATTACAACGTATTAAGAGTAATGTCTGGTATGGGTGGCTTAGCGTACTCTAACTAGATTTATTAATTTCATAATCGAATATTTCTAATGCTAAAGGAGTTAAATTGTAATGATTCCGAATATATAATAAAGTATTTTGTTCTATTTCTGTTATTATATTAGCATCTTTTACATTTTCAAATAGCGAATATACGTCTTGTTTAGAAATTCTACCATCACCTTTATTTTTGGTTAAAATGTCAGCGTATTCGAGTAGCTTACCATCATATTTTTCGTTATCAATAATTTTGTAATACATATTTATTTTTTTAAGAATATAAATATGTAGATGATATTTTTTAAAATTATTTTCTTCGTAATATATTAAAATAAACAATGGGAGGTGGTCTTATGCAATTAGTAGCTTACGGTGCTCAAGATATTTACTTATCTGGCAATCCTCAAATTACTTTCTTCAAAGTAGTGTACCGCAGACACACTAACTTCTCTATGGAATCCATTGAACAAACTTTCAATGGCAATGCCGTATTAGGCTCTAAGGTGACTTGCCCCATCTCCAGAAATGGTGATTTGATCCACAAGATCTGGTTGCAAGCGACATTAGCGACACAAGGTACAGCACTTACTACCGAAAAAGCCCATAGAATACTCAAATCTGTAGAAGTAGAAATTGGTGGCCAACGTATAGACAAACAATACTCCGCTTGGTTAACTGTATGGAACGAATTGACCCAAACTGCTGGCCACAAGGCTGGCTACAAATCTATGGTAACAGGTGCTAGCGGTACTGTATTCATCCCTCTCCAATTCTGGTTCTGCCGCAACCCCGGTTTAGCTTTACCCTTGATCGCCCTCCAATACCATGAAGTGAAGATCAACGTAGAATTCGGTTCTGTCGCTGACACTGGTATAGCTGCTGCCACCGATTTATCAAATGCTTCTTTATGGGTAGATTACATTTACTTAGATACCGACGAACGCAGAAGATTCGCCCAAGTATCTCATGAGTACTTAATTGAACAATTACAATTCACTGGTGATGAATCTCCTTCCAGCAAAATTAAACTTAACTTCAACCACCCCGTAAAAGAATTTGTATGGGCTCAAGTTGATGACGATGGATTATTAAAAGATTCTGATTATGACACTGCCAAATTACAACTCAACGGCCACGAACGTTTCGCTCCTCGCCCCGCTGCCTATTTCCAATTGGTACAACCTTACCAACACCACGAACAAGTACCTGAATTAACCGCTGGTAAAGGTCAAATAAATGTATATTCCTTCGCCCTCAAACCCGAAGAACACCAACCTTCCGGTACTTGCAACATGTCCAGAATTGATAACGCTACTTTAAGCTTATCTGGAGTTGGCAGCTCTGGTTATGTAAAAGTATTCGCCGTCAATTACAACGTATTAAGAGTAATGTCTGGTATGGGTGGCTTAGCGTACTCTAACTAGATTCATTAAAGCTTTCTTTTTTTTTGTTAAAAACATCATTTAAAAACTTGCATTTTTAATTAATTCTAAAAAAATTGAATTAAAAAATTGTCTTATTATTTATATATTATAAACTCAATGAACAGCAATTGTTCCGTTTTACCATACAACGAAGCAAATATTTTAATTGATGAGAAGAGTTTGTCAAAACTATTGGTAGGGGTCCCTATAATTCATAATATAAATCTTTACAGACGTGCTTTTGTTCATCGTTCTTATTGTACTCGTAAGAACGAGAATTTTTTGGAAGGTAATGTCCATTGTCCACAACATTGTTTGCCATTACAAGAAGAAAGCAACGAAAGGCTTGAGTTTCTTGGAGATGCTATTTTAAATATGATCATTGCAGATTATTTGTTTGAACGTTTTCCAAATGAAAAAGAAGGATTTTTAACAACGACAAGAGTAAAACTTGTTAATGGAAAAATGCTAGCTTTCTTAGCAGATCAAATCAAGTTGAATGACTTTATTAACATTTCATTACAGATCGAACAGAAAGAAGGCAGAAAAAGTAAAAATATTTTAGAAGACACCTTTGAAGCTTTACTGGGGGCAATCTTTTTGGACAATGAGAAAAAAGATAATAGTGGATATACGAAAGCCAAACAATGGGTAATCGGTGTAATTGAAGAACATGTTGATTTCACAGATTTAATGACTGGAAATAATAATTATAAAGACAAACTAGTTAAATTTTGTCAATTTGTACCTAAATTTGAAGAAATAATGAACTGTCCTACACAAGAAAATAGTAAGAAGGAATACACAAGTTGTATTAAAAATAATGATGATGTTATCATTGGAATCGGTAAAGGTGCTACAAAAAAAATAGCAGAGCATGAAGCCTCTAAAAAGGCTCTGAATTACTATAATTTTTCATAAACTCAAAATTTCATATATATATATATCATTACAACACCAACTCATAGATTAAAAAAATTTGAAGAAAATAAAATGAATAAATATTATCATTCTCAAAATGGTTTCATCTAAGATGAAGAAAATTCTTTGTGAAATTAATAACTTTAATATTATTGAACCATTAAAGTTGTCAACCGAGGACTCTTACGATGATTTGTTAAAATATTGGTTTGATACACTAAATCTTTCAGAAAAAGACCTAACAATGGATCCAGTATATGATGATATAACATTGGTTTGATTCATATCATGAAGAAAAAGACAAATTATGGAAAACTGAATATGATGTTATTAATTTTGTATCTAATAACATGATATATGATGAGTTGTTTTGGAATAAAATAGATAGATTCTTCAAAGAAAAATTAGGCAATATAAAGTGGAGTTATCATGCTTTACAATCAAATTATGGTATTCATGAAGAAGATTATGATATAAATTATGGAAAATTTGGGATGATATAAATATTTTTGTATTAAATAACATGATATATGATCATTTGTTTTGGTCTAAAATAGAAAGATTCTTCAAAAAAAATTAGGCAATCATTAATTATTTTTTTTTGTATTTTACATATATAAACGGTTGTAAGTACGGTTTGAATAAAATTTACAAATGATCAATATTTGGATTAGATAAATTATAAAAATATATTTATTGTATCTTAAGTCAACAACGCTTTCAAGGAATTGATATAAAAAGCCTTCGTTAATTTGTACATTCCTCAACTTTACTTCATAATAACTGAGAGTACATGTCCTATAATTAAAGATCCATTTAAATAACAAGTATATCGACAACATAACATACCATTCGGGTACAGGTATCAATAAATACGTAAATCCGAAAAAAATGTATGTTATGGAACAAATCAACAAAACATTCATATGCTTTAATTTAATTCATTAATATTTTTACAAACAAGAATTAGCTAATGCGTAGGCAATATACAATATACCACAACAACAAGCACCTAAAAGGTGTCCTACAGCATTACCTCCCTTAGATATACATTTAAATGCCAAAAAGAAACCAAAAAATGTTATCATTAGGTTGATAATGTAAAATATTGCCATAGGATTTGAATTTGATTGCATTTTTTTAGTAGCAAAGTTTTCTTCTTTAGTGCATAACACCGATCCTATTGCGGTTGCCGCAGAAAAAGCAGGGAATTGTTTTAATGTGCTACAAATTGTGTTTGCCATTATATTTTATTAGTTATTATATTATTTTTCTTCTTCAAAGTCGTAAAATATTTTTTGTTGATCTCTTAAATAGGTTAATGTTTTTTTCAAAGACCCCAATTCAATATCAACATTCACTCTGCGTTCTTGCATTTTTTTATCTATTAAATCGACCTTGGACATAATCAATTTCATTATTTTTGAATCTAAGTTTTGTTTAGTTTCATATTTTTGTAACAGAATTGAATTAATTGCATTTATTTTTTTTTTTGTGTCAGCAATTGCCAAGTCGTTTTCAAAGGACAAACTATTTATTCGTATATGGTTTACTGCAATGAGTCCGACTACTGCAACAACAAACAATACTTGTAATATTATATATAACATATTATATTTCATTAATTATGAGAAAATTGTTTTCAGTATATTAATATTTTATAATTATAGAAAAATTGATATAATAATAAATAGATAATTAAAATAAATTCAATGAATATTTTAGTCATAGTAGAATCATCTACTAAGGCAAAAGTAATTGAAAAGTATTTGAATTCCATACCTGAAAAACCTAAAAATAAATATACAGTTTTAGCGTCATATGGACATATTTGTGATATTGTAAAGCAAAATTATGGACTGGATCCATCCACGCTGCAACCGAAATATGAATTTATACATACGAAAAAAGATACAATTGAAAAATTAAAAAAACAAAATAGTAAATCACATAAAGTTCTCTTAGCAGCCGATAATGATCGTGAAGGTGAAACCATTGCATGGCATCTTAAGGAAGTGTTAAAACCGAAGAATTATCAAAGAATTTTATTCAATGAAATAACACAAGAAGCTTTACGTCATGCCATAACCAATCCGACCGATATTAATATGCGGATGGTAAAAGCTCAACAGACACGTAGAGTATTCGATAGATTGATTGGTTTTCGATTAACACAAACATTATGGAATGAGTTTTCCATGTCATCATTATTAACAGCAGGGAGAGTACAATCTGTTGTGTTGATGGTTATTATAAAAAAAGAAATGGATATACTAAAATTTAAAACTGAACGATATTGGAATGTAATAAATAGC